ATAATCTGATGTATAATAGTAAAACCATTCTAAACAATATTTTTTGTTAGCTTTTCTGGCTATCTTAAAATAATTCAGAAATACTGGAATTTTAGTTTCTTCTGGAAAAATTTCTACCAATCCATTTAAAAATTCTTCAAAAAGAGTATTGAAAGCTTTAATAATTGAATTACGCTGGTTATTCATTATAGTTAATATAAGATAATACTTTTAAGTCAATTATTTTTTTGCGGCAGGTTTTGCACTTTTTCCTTTAGAACCTTTACCCCAAGTTTTTCCATGTGAACCCATCATTATAAAAAGTACAAGGATAATTACGAGTCCTGTCCAACCACCCCAAGTTTTCATAGCATGATGTAATTGATATGTTTTATCATTACATACTCCAAATATTCCGGAAAGTTGTCCACTGCTCAATATAGGTGATAATTTGTCAGCCCAAATTATGCCTGAAAATTGATATGCATATTTCATTGGATCACCTGTTGGACCTCCATTTGTACCGTAAGGTTCGAGATTTCCGTCACCTGTCCTTTGCCACCATTTACTACGATCATCCTTAGGTCTTCCTATAACAGTGTAACTAGGATACTCGGGACTTTGATAAGAAACTTCTTCTGAGTTTGCAGTGTAAGTGTAAGTAGATGTTATTCCACATAGTGTGGCTAAGTAAAATCTTGCATGATACGCTCTGTTAGTTGGGGTATCATCGTCGCTGTATTGTTTGGCATACTCTCCCTTTGGCGGATCAGATAAATAATTAAGCCACGCAGTACTATTAACTTCAGCTAATATTAGACTGGGATCAGTTACATCATCTATAGTGTGAGGATTGTCACCAACCGGATCAACAGTTATTGTATAGCCGTCTTGGGTGAACGGTATAAGGGTGTTATCTCCTCCTGTTACGAGATCACAATGATCTGAACCATTGCCTCCCTTAGGTTGTTGTGAGTAAGACATTATTCCTGGAGAACAACTGTTCGTGCCGCCCACTAAAAATTCGTCAGGAATTGCCCAAACGTTACCTGTTGGATCATCATCAGTGCCATCTGTAGGTATTTTAAGAAGATCTGGGCATGGTGTTATACCAAACTTTTCAGCTGTATCATCATTACTTACTGTTCCCGTTTTAAGTGTTTTATATGTTTGGGCATTATATCCTCCATTATTATTCATGGAAGAAGCATCATCAGGATTACCAAGCTTTGCTATAGCCATAGCTATAAGACATCCCGGATTACTTGCAGTTACTGATGTATCTACTAAACTATAACAATATTTGAGAGGTGGTGTTTTCAGGTATTTTTCAGTAACTTCTTGGTTTATGCATGGGGAATTACAGCCTCCCATATTTAAGTCAACGGGGCAACAGTCATTTTCTTCTGAAAATAGTGGAGGAGCATTAGCAACATACATCCAAGCCATTAAACATGCTAAACCTAAAGCTGTACCTGCGATAAGCATTGGTTTAGCAGCATCTCCAGCTCCTTTAAGTGCACCTCCAAAACCAACTCCCAATGCTACAATACAAAGAGCAAGTGCTATAAGAAATCCTGCTAATCCTTCAACTTTTGCTGTAGCCTTTTGAGTAACACTTTGTGAAACTTGATTTACTATATCAGTTGTAGCATCTTGTTTTAATGTTTGTGTACTCAAATAATTAGCATCTGTTACATTTTTAACAGTAACATCCCCGTAAAAAGTAGAATGATTACAATCAAAATCATTAAAAATATTAGCTGACTGTGCAGATGAAGCTTTAACTGAGTTTGTAACTGTACTGGTAGCATTTGCGAATACACTGGCACTATTAGATGCTGATGCATAACCTATACCCATGGAACCTACTGTTGATTGTGCTTGTTGCATCATTTCTTGTGATATATTATTCTGTAGATCAGTGCTTTGTATTCCAGATGCTATTTGTTCATTTGAAACTACTATAGTGGATATATTTTCTACATCGACATCGCCATATACAGTACAATCATTCCATGTTGTCGAATTCATCACATTAGTAACTTGAGAACTATCAGCCTCCGTAGAATTACTAACATAGTTTGATACATTAGTTACTGCTCGTGCAACATTTTTTGAAGATGCGGCCCCCATTTATTAAGTTAAAATGTTTTTTTTTAATTATTATGTTTAATTATGTGGAAAGTAGAGTACAGTAAAATTCTTAAAGAATTTAATGAATATCCAAATATTGAATCCATCAAAGATGATATATATAGGGGTGAAACAGACTCAGATGAAGAAGATGATACTGATTTAGACTGTGATAATACTAATACTGTATTGAATTTGGGTATATATTCTTCTGGTTCAAATTTAAAAGGATTGTTAAAAGTATTATCCGAACCAAGAGAAAATATTAAATTTATAAAATTTCAAACCAGTAAGAAAGATAGAGATGATCAAGGACGATGTGCTAATATTAATAGAGAATCTAGTGTATGGAATCACTTTAGACATCCTGGTTTAGGTCCAATACCTAAACATTCTCATTGTCTTTCTACAGCTGCTCGTTATTTTAGAGTTGGGGGTCAAGCTGGATATCCTATTCGACGTATTTGTAATGCTCACACCGAGATAGATGGAACAACTATGCATCATGATAGATATTGTGAAAATCCTGGAGGTGAGAGTTTAGTTTTATCTACTTTTGCATTTAAAAAATTTATAATAGATGATGGGGGGTGGAATAATGATCATAAGATTTATCAAAAGCAGTGGGAAGAAAGTAGATTTAGTTATAATTCTGTTTATAATATATTTAAGCCCATAGAAGAATTGGATTGGGCCAACGTTTCTAGAAATATAAATATAGTTAGACAAGAAGACAATTTTTATATTAAGTCAACTTCTCGTGATAGAGATAATGTTGGAGAACTTAGCATTACAAAAGAACATTTATCGGGAAAACTGGGTCTTACCGTAAAAATAAGATCACCCAAATGTGGGGAATTAGGTGATATAAACATTTTAGAAAAATTGAAAAGGGAACTCCCCAATAATGGCGATTATATAGATCCCGAGATATTCAAAACCCAATTATCCGTTCCTGAAGCTACTTCTGATTTGGGGGATTATATATTTGGTTTCGTAGAACTAGATGAATCACTTTCTGATTTATGTTTTACAAATATTCTCTGGAGTGAAAAGCCTAAGCCCGGAGCGACCAGTATGTTTGTAAAAGAAAGTACTTCATCCAGTAGATTTGAGGGTCCTATTCAAATTAATTTTAAAGAAGGAAAACAATCAGCCAGTGTAAGAATTTATAATACTGGAAAAATAGTTGCCGTTAACTTGCCCATAACTTGGAATTGGTTGAATAATGATCTTACAGAAATTATAAATAGCGAAAATGTTCTAAATGTGGATAAGTGGCAAAGTTTATTGAGAAATCTGAAAATATATAATAATGAGATTAAAGAATCTGATAAATTTTATTTAATAGATGAATTGAGTTTTGTAAAGAGTCTTCATGGCGAAATTTATTATGAAGGACCACATTCAATCCTTAATTTAAAAGATGCTAAGAATATTATTGACAATTTAGAATTTAGCAACATTGAACTGAAAAATCCTTCTGTTTTAAAAAATAATAGACTTATCGTTAACTTAAAAAAAAATTTTGTAGAAATTACTATTCAGTTTTATGAAAAGAATTATTCGGTTAAAAATGATAATAAGGCTATAGCACAACTAGATATTAGTTTTGTAAAGGGTCAATATTTTCAGAATAAAGCAAGATTGCAACCAAATGGACCAGAAATGACTGAAATAAAAAATGAAGTAGAAAATGAAATTTTAAGTAAATTATTTTTAACTGAAATTGTAGAGGTAAAAGAAGAAATAACAGATGCAATGAGGCAGGATTTTTCAGTTCCAGGAAGAATACCCCAAAAGAAAGTAACAGGTCATCCCATGTATCCATGTAGAACAGCTAAGGAGAGACCAGTTCCATATAATTTTACAGGAAAATGTCATACATCTCCGTGGAAGCATATGAATTATCCTGGAGTAAAATCTAATGTGGACGATCGTTATTATCCATGTTGCTCAAAGAATATTTCCAAAAACATAAAGAAGAATAAAGTGGCTTTGAAAGAGGGATTTCCTCGTAATGAAGAGGAGCGTCAACTTTATAATTTACCTCAATCTGGAGAAATTGATTGGCATAGTGGTGTATTTTCAAACCCTATTATACCAGGACAAAATGTTGATATAATAGATGATGGCGAAATAAAGAATTCTGTAATAAAAGAAGTTTCTGGTAAAAATAATGTGAATATAAAAGTTGAAGTAGATGGTTCAGAAAAAGATATTAATCGTTTAGATATTGTACCTCAAAATAGAACTTTTTCAGGTCTTGTAGATATTCCAGAAGATGAACTTAGATCAGATGTTAAAGAATTTTGTAAAATTAATAAAGATAAGTGTGAAGATATAGATTTTGGAGATCGGGAAGAAGAAGATATATTTTCAAAATTAAAAATTAGTCGTCAGAATATAGTTCCTCTATCAGCACATGGTTTTGAATCATTCACAAAGGTTCCATATTTAGCTGCTGCTGTTCCGGCTGGAGCTGAAGAAACTTATATCTGGTTAAACTCCAATGGTATTTTCAAAGTTGACGATAATACAATAAAGAGAATAGATGATCGTTGTGGTATAGATCCTGAAATTGTATTGCATGTATTTGAAAAGGATGATAAATTTTATCCAATAGATTTATTATATTTTGGTGAGAAAGTATTGCAACCCTATCTAAAATTTAAAGAACCTAATGAATTGGATCCTAAATGTAGATTTAATGGGTTAATTTATGTTTGGGAAAAATGTTTTCGGGATAAAATGGAATGGCCGTGGCAATTTTTAGCAGCTCCTACTAACCCCAATCAAGTGTTTAATCCATATAATCTCCAAGAACATACAAAAAACATAGTTGATGCGGGTTATAATATTATGTTTATCCCGCAAGAAGGAAATGAACCTTTTTATTCTTGTTGTCCTAATATGTTCAAACAAACAATAAAAATGAAGATTATTGAAAATAGTGTTGGTGCAGATGATGGTATGGTTCAAGATATTGTATTTGAAAAAGGTAGGGCTTCTGATGGGGAAGTATGGAATTTTAGACTGGATGTATCTGATATGACTTGGAAACCAATCAGTCAAACAACTGGCGAAGTCACATTAGAAGAAATGCAAAGAGAAATAGAGAATGTGAGACATCCTGTAAGTAAAAGAATATTTAGAAGTATTCCATGGAAAGTTAGATTTAAAAATAGAGTAATTGAATATAGCTTATCTGACCCTGGTTTAAATCGTTTGCAAGCAAATACTATAATGTAGGACTTGGATTAACTTTTATAAATTTAACAAGATGTCCTGGTTCGCCAAAATTTGGATCCTCTATTGTATTAGGTATAGCTATGTAAACTATTGAAATCATAGTTTTTTGGTCTATATCACTGGGAGCATCATTGTTACCTGATGACATTAGGGAGAAGGGTAATGGGTTTGTTTTACCCGTGTCTGCTGTGCTATAAATATTGGGGATCCCTTTATGGGCTGAATATTTTACACTAACAACAAAACCATTCAGTAAAGGGTTCTTTGAGTTGCTTTGTTGTGCTTTGAGGTTCCAGCTTGAGAGATCTTTTCTCCAGAGTTTGTCGTTAAAAGTACCAGTAATGTTATATTTAGTATCGAACATTCCAGGTTTTCTTACGCATTTTGCAAAGTCCTTGTTGGGATAATCGTGGGAAATGAACGCAGATGAATTATCACATCTCATTATGCTCAATGATGGTAGTTTTGCCATTTATCAAGAATCTACATTTTAATTTCTCATCTTAAATTTCTTAGTTGACGCATTTGGATAATGAAATCTATAGGTGTTTAAAAAGTTGTTCTGGACATTGGAGAACAGAAGGTATTGGTTGACTAAGGTTGGCAGACTCCTCCTGGTGCATTGTTACAGAGAACAGGGCTGGCTGCGGTTGGTGGTAGATTTTTCAAATATAATTTAGCTCCTACCATAGAATTTATAGGAGAATTATTTGGTGGGAGTATTGCTGGACTGGTTTCAACTATTTGATACACCGGAGCCTTTAGACGATCCAAAGCTTTGGTCCAAGGCTGAATTTCTATACATGGAAGTAGTGGATCAGCGGGAGGATAGTTGAGATATATAGGTGGAATTGGAGTTTTACTGCTCCACTGTATCCAGGCCATACCGCTTTTTAGTGGAGCTCTTGATCCTGATACTGCTATAGCAGTAGGGGGTAAAGCAACTACTGGAAAATAATTCAGTAGGGCAATCCAAGGAGTATTTGGATCGTTGTGGGGGGGTGGAGGGTTTCCAGGACTAACGCGACAGGATGTCATTTATACTATAACTTTAGAAAAAAACGCGGGGGAATAAATTAAGGAGGAGGACAACCAGATCCGCAACCGCAAATCAAAGTACCTCCTTGTTTGGAAAAAATACTATTCCCTAAGAAATTTGGAAATTTAACAAAGATCTTAGCTCCAAAAATTCCTTTTAATTTTGGATTTGGTTTAAAACCTGAACTCCATTCTAGAACTGTGTAAGAGAGTGCATCTGAAACTGCTGGATTAGTTCCTGTAGGATCTTCTAATATTGGATTTTCTCCATTTCCTCCGAAAGGTAAAACACAATTTGACTGATTGCTGAATAAGAATGGTAAACCATCTAAACCAATGCTGAATTGAGTTCCATCGGGATGAAAGAACGCAGGATCGTTGGGATGTAGTGGATTTTGCGGACCCGGGGAAAGAGGATTTGACACAGTTGGGCCTACAGCTTGAGGGTATGGGGGTGGTAATTGAAATTGAACCCATGCAGTCATCCCTATTATTCTGTTAGAAGGAATAGGTTTTCTAACGGGACCTAGAGGTTGTGAAGTATTTAGAACTACTACCCAAGGAAGGTTTGCTAAAGCAGTAGTTCCAGAAATACTGAAAGGTTGTTGTTGAGTTCCATAATAGGGAGGAGGGGGGGGATTGGGAGCTTTATTGCATGCCATATATATTACTTATTAATATCTTTTTTTTTCTTCTTTTCTTTTTTGACTATAATTCCAGCTGATTTTGCTCTAGATTTTCCAATATCACTGGCTTGGCCTGCTTTTTTAAAGTGATTTGAATCGTATCTTTTTTTATGATAATTCCATGCGTCTTTGGATCCAATTCTAAATTTTCTGTTTGGTTTAGCTCTGTACCAGAAGATATTATCTTCAATTTTTGAGCTTTTAGAAGTGTTATCTAGAACCATACAATCATATCCTTCAGTACAGCTGAGCATAACTTCTTGAAAGGATGCGAAAGTTGGGAAAATACCGAAGAAGAATTTCCAAAGTTTCCTCATATTATCTATAATATTTTCTCTTAGAACAAATACGTAATCTATATTTGCTCTTAAATCAGGGGGCAAATCCATACAGTATTGCATAGTAATCATAAATTGTATTTTAAGATGTCTACCATTCATAAAAATGCATCTAATATTTTTATCCCTTACAGTTTTTCTATCGTACATACAATCGTCCAAAAGAACAAAACAATCTTTGCATCCTGAGTTATTGGATCTTACCGATTCTCTTTGACCGGAAATAATTTTTTCTATAGCAGTAGCGTCGTATTCGCCATGAATAAAGATATCAGGAACAAATTTTGAATAATACTCATTACTTTCTTCGGTGGCACTCATAACGACACCTTTTGGTATTTTGCGGGTGTGATATAATAAATCTGCAACCAAAGTAGATTTTCCAGTACCTCTTTTTCCAATAATTGCAATAGTTGGAGGACCTTTGGATAATCTATATTGGTTTATTGTCTTTGGTTTAAATTTTTTTATATTAACCTGCATTACATTCATGCAAGAGAATTCTTCTTTTCTTCTTCCGCACCGTGTGCAACCATATCTAAGATGCCTGATTTATCTGCACCCATTGGAGGTATAGCATTCTGAATAGTAGGTGCAATATTCTCTTCGGTAACCTTACTTTCTGTGATTTGTACAAAATTACCTTCATTACGTTGAGGATTCTGAGTAAATCCTAGTACGTCTACATTGCCCTCTACACGACGCTGTTCTCTTTTTTCTCTAACCTCGTCACCCATACCATCATAAGTGTTCCAATAGTTATCTCTAACAGCTTCATGTTCATCCTGAGTATTGACAACTCGTTCTGAAGGATGAATTGAACTATTTTCCAGAGCTGCAACAAGTTCTGAAGGTGTATATTCTCCCTCTACACCTAACTGAGCTGCCAATAGATCTTTATTAACATCTTTGTTTTTCATGAGAAGATCTTTCCTCAAATCGAATTCTCTCTTTGCAACTTCCTGTTCCAACAAATGTTCATGAACAAGAGTATTAAGACGTTCATCGTGATAAATTTGATTTTCCATAGCCTTAGGATCAGGTGGAACTAAAAGCCAGTTATACATTTCAACAGCGTAAACATCAAAAGTGCTATCTTCCTTCATTAAATCAGCCGCATGCTCTTGAGCTTGCTCCAAAGTTTCAAAACAACCCTTGATCTTAAGACCTATAGAATCATTCTTTTGTCTAAGTCCTGGAGCAATAAAACTTACACATGCAAATTCCTGTTTGGGAACCCTAATATTATCTTTAAGTAGATTCAATTCCATATTAGTTGTTGCATTAATATGATCTTCAGCAGCTGAGCGTGCTTCAATTTTTTGTTCTTTGGTAATATCATCGTTAGGATCAAATTCAGCCTTCATTATAATTAATTTAATTTTTAGTTCTTTAAATACATTTAAAGGAACATTGGGACATTAAAATAATGAATTTACATCGAGTATCTAAGAAAAATTCTCATCATGATAATAGAGAAACTGTAGATAGTTTACATCATAGGAAAATGGAAGAATTTGAAAAATTGTATTCTACGCTGCCTAGTAAAGAAAGAGAGTTAGAAAAAAATTTGCAGGATTATACAGAAATACCCAAGATTGGTACTGAAAGACGAAATAGATTAGAAAAGTTATCAGAAATCAGATTATTGAGAAAGGAGATTAAGAATTTAAAGAATAGGACAGAAGAGAATGAATATTTATTGGCAGCGGCTCCGTTATTATTGAAATATCATCAAGAGAAATCCAGAGAACTGAAAGAAGAAGAATCCGAAGAAGAGAATTCCGAAGAAGAAACAAAGTCTTCTCTGAGTCAATTAGTGAAAAAGAAAGGTACAAGAAGAAATGGTAAGATCTATAAGGAATTTATAGAAACTTGTTATGATGGTATTTGTTATGATAGTATGACATTAGATCATGATATATTATGGTGCAAAAATTGTAAAGTAAATTTAATAATTCATCCTAAAGAAGCATGTGCATGTTGTCCCGAGTGCGGTGTATCAAAAAATTATCAAGATTACAAAACAGCTCCTCAATGGTCAGAAGAATGTGAAGCTCTTTCTCCCTTTGCTTATAAAAGAATTAATCATTTTAGAGAATGGTTGGCACAATTACAAGCTAAAGAAACCACCGAAATTCCTCAAGATGTAATAGATTCTTTGTTTGTAGAATTAAAAAAGGAAAGAATTAAAAATCCTAATCAGATAACAACTGCAAAAATAAAAGGTTATCTCAAGAAATTGAGATTAAATAAGTGGTATGAGCATGCCCCCAGTATAATTAACAGTCTTTGTGGCCGTCAACCTCCGGTAATGACTCCAAATTTAGAAGCACACCTTATTCGGATGTTTAAAGAAGTCCAAGCTCCCTTTGAGAAACATATACCCGAGGGTAGGAAGAATTTTTTGAGTTATAGCTATACTCTCCATAAATTTTGTCAATTGCTAGATCAACATCAATTTTTGGATTTTTTTCCACTATTAAAATCTAGAGAAAAACTCTATGCGCAAGACTGTATCTGGAAAGGTATTTGTATGGATCTGGGATGGGATTTCTACCCGTCCTTGTAGTATCCTTGACCCTTATCTCCCTTTTTAAATACATATTTGGGTTTATGTCCTTTAAATTTTGAACTAGGAATAAAATCTTCCTTCCAGGATACTGATTTTTTTAGTATGGATTTTACTTGTGGTTCAGGATTTATATGTTGTTGGGTAACTGGTGTTTTAAATTTGTCTTTTTTGCTTTTTTTGAAGATAAACCATATAGTACCCATTAATACCATTCCAATCAAAAATCCTATCAATCCTGGTTTTAACCATGTTATTTTGCTCAATGACGAAGTTGTGGGAGGTTTAGGTGTTATTGGGTTATCCATTAATTAGTATCACTATTTTCTAGAATTGTATGATCCGCACCATTAAGTACATCGACCCAAGTTGACGCATGAGATTGGGATTCACTCTTAATAGAATTCTGAGTTTAATATATCGTGCACGAGTTCCTATTTACAACCAGGGCCGTCAGTCCATGTACAACACGGCCCTTCTTTCGTTTGGAGTTCCCAATGGACAATTCCCTCGCAATCTCCCTTGTGCTCCACAGCAGTACAATGTGTTTTTGTGTTTCCCAAATAGCAGTCTTTATGGTCGGAGTTCTTCCAGTCACACCCACATTTTTTGCACTCCGTCGCTCCTGCAGCGCTAGTGGTCCCCGTCTCGCAGGGCGTGCACTTCGTCACTCCTGTAGAGTCGCTGTAGGTACCTGGAAAGCAATCGGTGCAGTTATTGGCGTAATTGTAGGTTCCGGCTGGGCACGGCGTGCAGCTGGTCGCGCCAGAGTCCGTCGGGCCGCCGTCTCCACTGTACTCCCCGGCATCACACTGCGTGCATTCAGACTGTCCCACTTTATCTTGGTACCAGCCGGCTGAGCACGGCGTGCAGCTGGTCGCACCAGAGTCCTTTGAGCGGGTCCCTGCTTGGCAGGGCGTACACACTTCCGCTCCTGCAGCGCTATAGTAACCTGCTTTGCAGGGTGTACACTTCGACGCCCCCTCCTCACTGCTGTAGGTCCCTGCGGAGCATATAGTCTTTTTATCATCAAGACAAGCGTAGCCTGTAGGACATGGCAAGCAGGTGCCACGAGAAGAACAAAACTCTCCAGGCACACACGGGCAACCATCATCTCCAAAAGCTTCTCTGAGCGAAGTCATTATATAATATAAAAGATAAATATTTCAATCTCATGCGTTAAGTTTTATCACACCAACTTGGTTTCATGATGGCGGTGTCGGTACCCGGTTGCTCGCCCCACCACCAATCCCAGTAGTTCCCGTACCCGTCTAAGCCTCTATCACAGCAGTCCTCATCATCATCATCGCCACACAGCGGACGACACTCCCAAGTACGATTTCCGGTATCCCGGTTCCTTACACCACAGCAGCCTTCACCCTTTGCGCACTTGTGTTTCACGGTTATGGGGTCGCATTGGCATGTGCAATTGCTCGACCCTGCATCTGAAGTTTTGCCATTCGGACAGTTGGTGCACTTCGACGCCCCTGCGCTGCTGTAGGTATTCTTAGGGCAGTCGGTGCACTTCGACGCCCCCTCCGCACTGCTGTAGGTCCCTGCCTTACAGTCGGTGCATTTCGACGCTCCTGCGTCGCTATAGGTCCCTGCCGCACAAGAAGTGCACGTCGACGACGATGTGGCGCCCGTTGCATTGGAGTAGGTCCCTGCCGCACAAGAAGTGCACATCGACGACGATGTGGCGCCCGTTGCATTGGAGTAGGTCCCTGCTTGGCAGAGTGTGCATTTCGACGCTCCTGCGTTGCTGTAGGTCCCTGCCGCACAGTCAGTGCATTTCGAGGAGCCCCATGCATCGCTGTAGGTTCCCTTCGGGCAAAAGATGCATGTCGACGAAGACGTGGCGCCCGTTTCTTCGCTGTATAACCCAGGGCCACATGTGTAGCATGAAGTCTGACCTTGGTTTTGTTGATAGCTTCCCGGCTGGCACTTCTTGCAGCTCGTCGCTCCCTCAGAGTCGCTGTAGGTACCTGCTGAACACGGTGTACATTTACCGTCCTTACAATAATTTCCAGGATCACACGGGCAACCATCATCATCTCCAAAAGCTTCTCTGAGATCTGTCATTTAACGTTACCAATATTTTTTATACGTTTACTAAAATAATGGTAGTATTGTAAATTTTAAAGTACTCAAAATGATAATAGTTAAATATTATCTAGGGGAATTAATAGAGATGGATTCCGACGATGAGTCCGAGATTTCTTTGGAAGAAGAAGTACCAGATTTTTTAATAGGAAATCTAGAAGGTATAGCTAGATGGAATGATTTTTTAGAAACCAAAGTAAATTTGAAAAAGGAGCTGCTTAATTACGAAGAACAAAATTTAGGCTTATTTAAAGATGGAGAAATAACTGAAGAAGAGTATATGAATAAATTGGAATTTTTAAGAAATGAAATAGGTAATATTGAGGAGCAAATGAGGGAATTTGAAGAGAATTTAACAGAGATTAAACAGGGAAGAGATACAGGATCTCTTCGACCTGCCAGAGAAGCAGCAGATGATGCCAAATTAATGAAGAAATTAGAGAATGCACAGAAAAAAGCGTCCAAATTTTTAGATGAGATAAAACCTTTAGATCGCAAGGCTAAAAGAGGTAAAGCTGGCCTTGCATATATTCTTGCGGCTCCTTATGGTCCTATACCGGGAAAAAATTTGAATATTAAGATTAATCATCCAATTATTGATCAGCCTTTTTGGGAAGATATGATGAAAGAGTCCTCCATAAGAGCAGAAGTACAATCTTTTTTAGAAAATGTGGATAAAAATCATTTGCTTAATTGTGTCGAAGCTTTTCTTGCAGCAGAGAAAAATAAGAAGCCTAGTGAAAAACATCCAGATATAAGGCCAAAAGCAAAAGGCGGTGAAAAATATCCAGAGTATTTTGGTAAGTTGACGTTTATTCAAAGACTTAACGTAAAAAATAGATATCCTATTTTAAGAATACCTAAAAATGTGTTTGTTCAACTACACTTGGAAGAAAATTTCGAAGGAGAAGATAGAGATTTTATAGAGAGTATAGTTAGGAATAGTAAGTTTGTTTATGTAGGATCAGATGATATAGATATTAATGTGACGAATGGATTGAATTGGGAAGAAATTAATGCAAAGGGAATTGGAAGTATAGTTATGAAACCAGATAAAGCACAAGGTAAAACAGCCAGACAAAAATTAAGAATACATCAAATATATAATCCTCCAGATATTGTTCCGGAAACAAAGGAATCTCGAAAATTTTTTGATTATGTACTTCCTGTATCAAACAGACTATTTGAAAGTTTAGTAATGGAGGGGGAAGCATTGTCAAATTCAGAGCTTACTTATTGTTGGGCGCGTTTAGAAAGATCTGAAGAGGGAATACTGTATTTGAGAAGATTTATTGATTTTAAGAATTATTTGAAAAATTTATTGGAAGCTATGGATAGAAATGTAAAATTAACTAGAAATCCCACATTGATACAGGGTATAGGAAGAAAAATGGAACAAATCAGATACTTTTTGAAAAATGATAAAGAAATGGATCCTGGAACGATAGAAACGGATCAGGGACCTGTTGAAGTCAGTTGGACACCAGAACAAATAGAAAAAAGAAAGGAAGCGGCTGCTTATTTGGAAACTAATTGTGGTGAAGTATCTGAAGATTTGAGAAATGTACTTTTGAATATTATTTGGACGACTTTTGTAACAGATGAATCATTTATACAAGCTATAGAAAGAGTTTCATTTATATTGAATGAATATACAGATTTGGTAGAGAAAGCTGAAAGATATGTAGCAGGAGGATCTGGAGAGGAGGAAATTAATCCTATATGGTTAGCATTGATGAGGGGTCCAATAATAAGATACTCGGGTAATGTAAGGGATTGGAGACCACCAAGTGATTTACTTGATCAATATTCTGAAGCAATTGAAGCTATTCGACAGCGTCGTAGAGAAATTTATGAAAAAATGGAAAAGGTAATGGAATCTTATACGCATTACAAAAAGATAGAAGAGCAAGTGGAGTTAAAATCAATTACTGTAGGAGAACTCAATGAAGAAATTGGTAATATGTTCATCTCTAAAATGGTCAAAGAACAAATGATGGAACATTCTATTTGGGAATCCGCATTGGAGATATATGGAATTACAGATAAAGAACTCAAATCTAAAAGAGCGAATTTGCCAAGTCAGCAAAGTTTTACTTCTCCTGCAGATAGAATAGAAACCAGAAGATTATTATCGGCTAAATTGGAAAAATGCGAAGTTGCGGATACAAATAGTGATCTTTTGGAAAATATGTTGTATAATTTAACCAAAACTGTAAAAAATGCTTATAAAGTAGCTAGAAACTCAATACTATCCAAGAAGAATGAAGCAAGGTTCTGTGAAATTTCTTCTGCTGGTATATCTGATGAAAGTTTGAATAGTTTACTGGCGATGATATCTTATTCAAATAACGATAATATATTGGAAATTGATCCTAATGGGTTGACCTATAGCGAGTTAGTGAGTTTAAGATCAGGTTATGTTACTTCTCTAGGAAATCCAGAAATTGATACATACATACATGATAGAATTAATGCCATAGACAATATTTTGAAAACCATGGAAGTTGACGTAGATCTTGATGCGGTTCTCCGAATTCAACGTTTTTATCAAAAACGGCGCGGGGGGAGAAGAAGAAGGAGGAGAGCGATGAAGACAGCGACGAAGGGGGTGCGAACATGGGTGCCACCACCGATTAGGCCACAGAGAAGTTCTAGACGTGTAACATTTGAGCCCAAGAAATTACGCGAAAAAGAAGAAATACGTACCGATGTTATACCAATAGAGGCTATAGGGTATTTTAGAAGACAATTTGCACCCCACAGTCAAGATATGGAAAGAGCAAAAGCTACAGTGGCAATAGCCAAATTAGATCGTAATAATGAATATCCTATACCTATTGCGTATACGGTACATCCAGTAATGACTCAATATATGGTCGAACAAGAATATTTGCCTGTTTATCCCCAAGCTATACTGAATAACCCAGAGGACATTGATCAAGTTAGATTGCATAAGATAAGTCTTTTTGCAGCAGATGATATGCAAGGAGCGAAAGGACCATTAAATAGGTCTAATTGGTATATTGATGTAGAATATCAAATTAAGGAAGATCCTAGATCAGCCCCAATAACCATAATTCAGAGAGAGGGTATAAATAAGGATAAGATCGTAAAATCTACTGGTAATTATATAACGATTAGAGGGGGTAAAATTCCAATTATACTTCCCAAGTACATAGAAACTGGTAGTGCTAAAAATTTGAAGAAAGGTAGTGATGAAGAAATATATGATCATTGGGCAAGATTTGAGTTGGAACCCGAAGAAATTGCGGTAATTTTACAAGCAGAAGAGGGATTGAGATCATTGGGAGATTCAGAAGTAGAACGGATTATGACCAGTCAGGGTTTATTCGCTCTAGACACGGCACAAACTTCTCAAGAAAAAGTTAGAATAGCGAGAGAAATATTGCGGAATCTCAGCAGCGAAACAAAGGGTAAAGTAAAGGCCAAAGTAAAGGCAAAAACCAAATGTTCATACTGTGATGAGCCTGGTATATATAAAGATCCTACAAGAGCTTCTAAGAGATGTTGTCCAATTCATTTGGAAGAGAGAAGGTATGCTAAGAAGAAATCAATTCCTGATATGTTTTTGAAAAATCCTCCAGAACAATTCATAAAGGGTAGAACTAAGTTGGAAATTAGAAAAACATGGGATGAAACTATGACTCCTATAAAGGAAGAATCTGATGGTAGATGGTTAGTTGTTGTACCAAACCCAAGAATTATAAAAGATGAGGGTGAAAACAGCTATACGTATTTTAATGAAATTGTAAAAACCATAGAAACAGATTCTATAATCCCGGAAAATCAGGGAATCGGTATTACCTCTGATGATGTATTAAGAGCCTATTCTAGCCAATATATGGTAGGAATGCCTTATAAGATAGCAACAGATCAAGTCGGAGAAGATAGGGGTTGGATTAAAGCATCCCCTGAAGTGAGAGAGTATGCTTTTATACATAATATTCCATTGGATGAAATAATTATTCCCCGTAATGCCAATATACAAATGAGCGATTTGAAAGAATGGGAGAAGAAAGCAAGAAATGAACGTTAAGTCATCCATGTACTACCCATGTTTGTTGGGCCTGAGAAATATACAGAGCTGGGATTGTTGAGTTGGCTGTGATCATTTGTGGCGTAAACATTTAATTTATTGAGGCTTAATGTTGGTTTTCCTGTATCTGCACCAACTTCCATGTAATTGCATGGTAAAAGTTGTTGTTGTTGGAAATCTTGGTTTGAAGGCAATTCAAGATCCTTAGGGATAAATCCTTCTAAACTATCTGTATTTGAGCCAGCACCTTGTAATTTAATGTTAGATCCGGGGGTATTGAAACCGTGCATATTGTATTCTGGAATTTCTAATGAATTTCCATAAAGCCATTTGATAGGTTGGGGGTCTGAAGCACAAGTTTTTGTAATAGAGTTACAGTTTATTCCTGTATCTGGGTTAATATCTATTTGAAGAGACTTTCCTCCATTATTTTCAATGTTGTAGCCTGATGGATCATCAGTGCCCAAAGCCGGAATACCCTGAATATTTCCGGAATTTATACCGTTAACTAAAGATATGTTATCTATCCATTTATATGCTGTATTCAATGAAGGCTGATACATACCAACATTACAAGAAACAATAGTGCTTGTGCTTCTTAAGGCGTTATAGAGATTGAATACAATATTATAATAATTACCTATTATTTTTGTATCTTTTGTAATGAATGATGCATAAAATTTAACATCGGTATGATGAAATTCTTCTTTTTTCCAAGATCCATTGTGATGCATTGCTGGTAATTTTGTGACTGCTCCTGCAATTGCTTTCATGAGCCAATTTATAGTAGCGGTTTCTTCATCTACGAATGTTTTAGGATCATATTGTTGGAAAGCTTTGTTAACTAAATCGTAAGGTGGTTCGTGGACTTTTGGTACATCATTATATGAAGTTATTTTCCATTCATCAATTTGTCCATTAACAATGTTAGTTTTGGTTGTAAATCCCTTGAGTTCATTAAATAATTCTCGCAACCATTGATCATATTTTTCAATAGTAATAATGGGTCGCATTGCATAATAGTCAGTAGCTACTTCGGGTTTACACCAAGACTGAACATTAGCTCCTGCTTGACATGCAGTACTTTTACATGATACTTCAGAATCGTAATGATCTACGGTAGCTGTATTTTCAATATAATTGGGTCTTCTATAATCATTGGGAAGATGAACAGAATCTGGGGGTCGAAGTATAAAAGGTGAGTAAAGAGAATTAGCACCAAGATTTGCCATTTACTAATAGTATCGATAAAAAAGTCAGATAGTGCGGTCCTAAGCTTAATGTTTTTTTGACGGTAGAATATTAATGGCGACCTTGTATTATGCTAATGAATGTCCACATTGCAATAAGTTTATGTCTGCATTATCTCAATATCCTGATATAGCATCTCAGATTAGGGGTTTAGAAGTTAGACAGCAAAGACAGATTCCGGAATTCATAGAAACTATTCCAGCATTAATATTGAATACGGAGCAGGGTCCTCAACCTCTTCAAGGAACTCAAGTATTTGCATGGTTGGACCAAGTTATTCAGAGTCAGAGTCAGGGGCAGCAACAGCAACAGCAACAGCAACAGCAACAGCAACAGCAACAGAGACCCCAAATGCAACAGAGGCCGGAGCAGACAAGGTTACAGCAACAGCAACAGCAACAGCAACAGCAACAGCAACAGTCACCGCAGCCAGGTGGGAAACCCGATTTAAATAATGATCCTCAAATGGAGGGGATTCAATGTCATGATATTTCATCTTCTGGGGGGGGACTTTGCAGTTCTTTTATTTCGGAGGACGGTAAAGGGGAATCTGCAGCACCTGAAGGTGCATGGTCTTCACTTGGAGACCAAACTGGTAGTGAGGGACTTAACCCGAAATCTCAGGGTAATAGAGCTCCTGTAGCTAATAGAATGACTCCAAATGACCAAGGAGGATCACCCAGACTTGAGAATCCTAAAATACAACAGAGACCTGATATGGGTATGGGATTACCATCAGAGGATATGAGTAAGCAACCAAAAGAAGGAATGGATGTAGATGCTCTAATAGCAGCAAGAGCAGCTGATTTACAATCGTTAGGATAGATGAATTAAAATAATGAATAATGGTAATGAAATCTGCAGCCGGCGGAATTTGTACTCATGCATCATTTAGTGATTCAACTTTAAAGTTTGGTAATTGGGCAGATTCTGATGATGAGGAAGATATTTTTTTCACGGAACAAAAAGTTCCCCAAACTCCATTGACACAGATATTGACTGATAAATTTGCTGAAGAAGAACAGAAGAGAAATAGTGAATTCAAAAGTACAATGAATGTACCTAATGATAGAGAAATGTATAGAGAATCATGTTATGGTTGTAATCCTGATGGCGAAATAGCAAAATATATAATTTCATCTACGGATAAATATATTTTTCAATTTGATATGATGAAAAGGTCTATAGTAATGTTAACACCGGTTAAGCATTATACAAAATTTTTCGATATGGAATTAGAAGATAGAAACGAAATGGTTGATAGTATTAATCAATTTTGTTTATTATGGAATATTAGCAACTATAGTATAAATTGGAATAATGAAGACACAGATAAACATTTTCATATAAAGATTAAGATGAATGAATCTGAGATTAATAAGATTAAGAAGTTGAGCATTAAGAAGGTAGCTGATAAAGCACCGATTGAGTACAATAATAATAAATATTCTATATTAGATGAATTAAGCGTTTGAAGTTAATGAACAAAACATAATATAATGTTATCTATGGATCCAACACAGATGCCTAACATTCCCGGAATGCCCAATATCCCTGGTATGCCAGGTATGCCTAATATAATGGAGATGGCAAAGAGTATGGCAAATAATATGTCAGAAGAAGAGAAACAGCAGCTAGCTAATATGGATATGGAAGGTATGGTAAATCAGGTGACTAAAACTGTCATGAATAATTTTGTAAATTCTGATGGAGATATTAAATTTGCTATTCCTACTCCAGAAAATGTTCCTAAGGGGGAGAGTAGGGTTTGTCTGGAAGAATCTGAAGAAGAAGAAGATACAGAATCTGAATTAGCACCTAGAACAAAAGATATTCATTATACATTGAATGTAACTTTACAGGAACTGTATATGGGTACGGAAAAATTTTTGAAAATTTCAAGAAAGAGGCTTAAGGTTAACGAAGAAGGTAAGAAAAAGCCTAAGAAGGAGAAGAAGAAGATTGAAATTCCAATTGAACCTGGAATGATGGATGAACAAGTAATTAGATTAAATAAAGAGGCCAATGAGAAGTTGGGATACGAAACTGGAGATATTGTTATTACATTATGTGAAAAACAACATGAATATTTTAGTAGAGATGGTCCTGATTTATATTTATTAAAGGATATAAGTCTATCTGAATCTTATTCATGTCAATTTGAAATAGATCATTTAGATGGACGTAAATTAAAGGTAAAAAATAAGGAAAATGATGCTTTACATTTATATGATGGTTATAGGAAGATTGAAGGTGAGGGTATGCCAAAATTAAAGTCTTTTGATAGGGGAGATCTTTTCATCAGATTTAATTTGATTCTGCCGGATGTTATTCCTAACAAGGAGGGTTTTAATCTTTCAGAATTTTTTCCTCCACTAAATTCTATATCGGAAGATGAGACAGAATACATCAGTTGTGTTCTTAAAACAGTAACTGATGATGATTTAGATAAGATTGAAGGGTGTACAGATGATGATGAAGAAGATTCGGATTTCGATTCATTTGATGAAGAAGAAGATGAAGAGTCGGAAATTGAAGAGACTTAAAGATACAATAAATAAATACATTATTGAGATGAGTTCTGAAAATAATAATGGTTGGATTTTTAAAACACATGTCACACCGAATGATGTAGGTGTTGAATCTGAGAGTCAAAAAAAGTATAAGGAAATGTACAATAAGGCTTATCAAAGTCTTCTGGAAGAATGTTGTATAGATGAACAAGAAGTATCAGAAAAAATTGAGAGGCTGAGACACTTGATTGATAATCGTAGTGGAAAACCTCATAGAAAGTTTAGAATTGTTATAGATGCATCAAATGATAAAGATATTATAGATATAGGTACAGAATATCATGTAGTATTTTTGAAAAGTAAGTTTTTGGGTAATAAGCATTTTAAGAACGACCTTATTAAGCATTATAAACCTTTGGGTCTGTATGTAAATGGGCCTACTAATAAGTATAATCGTTCTGAAAATGGAAATAACGGGAAATGGTATATAGATTTATGTTGGAATTAGATATGATGAATCCCTTTCAATTAATCTTGAAGGAAAAATGGGTAACTGTGAGTGTTATTGGTAGTATATTTACCTTTACTTTTATAGATTCATTTAGAAAGGGTATTTTAAATCCAATAATAGATGTGATATTGCCTGATAGAGTATTTAGTCATTTGAATATAAAAGTTAATATAAAGCCTGGTATTAGTATAGAAAATTTAGAAGAAGAAAATTTCATAGAATTTAAGTTTGGTGATTTTATTAAACAATTTATTCTTTGGATCATAATAATAGCAGTATTATGGTTAATAGCTTGTTCAGTTAGATGGAATCCAACAGTGATAGGAACTCCCAATGAGGGATCTGCTATAATGTAAATTTAATTTCTTGGAGATCATAAAGGATGGTAGATACGGTAGCTGCACTTTTAAAACCCAGCTCCTTTGTGGAAACAGAGACATGTCCTGGACCACTTAGAGTGCCTATTCAGCCAAACAGAGAAACCCCTGGTGTTACTTTAAATCAATGTCAAGCATGTTGGAATAAATATGGTGTTTCTTGGAATCTTTCAACTCAAGAAGTTATGGGTAGTCTAACTGCTTTAAAAAATCGTTGGATTCACTTGAATGCTAATGAAAGAAAAATGTTTTTGGATTTGTTATATAGCAGCATACCTGAATTAAATGTGGTTCGTGAGAAAATAGTTAAAGTTAAAGTGCCAGTAAAGGAAAATTTTAGTCAGAGTACCGAATGTCCAGATATACCAACTATTATTTCCTGTTTGACCAGCATACCAGGGGTGGCAGAGCAAGAACATAGTGAAGGTGATACTAAAGCTAATACTGTGGAGCTTTTAAAGAATATTTTAAATCCTGGTCCTGGAAGTGTGACTAAGATGAAGGATAAAGGTGTAGATTCTGGATCAGCATCAAAGAGTATGCAGAATGGTTTTTTGGAAACTGTATTTTATTCAGGGGGTTATGTATCTGGTTTTGTTTGGGCAGTAATTTTGGTGTTTGGTTTGATAACTTTTATGATTGCTTGGTATCTTCGTCGCAAATAGGTGCTATATAGAATGTTATATTATCAACTATGAATTTTGAAGGTGGTGAAATACAAATATTAATAATAGAATAGTTACAGAGTGTATTAATGAATTTTCTTATATACTCTGTGTTTATTTTGACGGTTTCTGAGTGGCAAGAAGTCTCAGAGTTAGGAAAAACTATGAATTTTCCAATATTTAGTTCTCCATTGGGATTTATAGATATTTCCAAATCGTCTCCAGAAAATTTGTTTATTGCTATCCTAAAGCTCTTTAAGTTATAGCTTACGGAATAAAGATGTAAATTCATAGGTATTTCAGCTAGTATCAAGCCAGCACAGCTGGGACCGTCTTGTGCTTTGCAATCTATAGGATCTAATTTAATACCCAATGAGTCATTTTTTACAATGAGCTGTTCATGATGTTTTTTGAATTCAATACCATCTTCTAATAAGATTAAAGCATTATGTAGATCACAAGCAGATCCAATAAAAGAATCAATGTTAGAAGTTAACGATATTTCTATCATGTATATAGTTCCAGAATTTATTCTAATAAAAGTTGGAGTTATACCAAATATACACAGGTCCTCACATATATATTCTGAAAGAATGTTCAGGATGCTATTCATAATACTATTTAAACGCGTAATTTCTAAGTAGAAATTAACTAATTACCTTTCAATGGACGAGGAACATACAGGTATGGAAGGAGCTAAAATGGAGTTGAAAACTGTTCAGGCAAGTGCCTTTAGAACTCTTTGGGAAGCACTTAAAGAGGTTTTAACAGATGTTAATCTTCAATTTACCCCCGATGGTTTAAAGATATCGTCAATGGATGGTGCTAAATCTACATTGGTGTATTTGAAGCTTTTTTCATCCAAGTTTGAATACTACTATTGTGATGGTTCTATAAATGCAGGCATAAATATGATTTCCATGTTTAAATTGATGAAAACAATTAGTAACCAAGATACAGTAAGTTTTTTCATTAAGAATGATAAGACAGATAAAATGGGTATTAGAATTGAAAATAAAGAGAAAAAAACAGTTTCTGTTGCTATGTTGAAGTTGTTGGACATTGATGAAGATATTTTACAAATTCCCGATGTTACTTTTGATGCAATTATAACAATGCCAAGTACAGATTTTCAGAGATATTGTCGTGATATGCAAGTTATAGCATCTTATGTCACTTTATCATCATTTAGAGATGAAGATGGTAATCATTGTTTTGAAATAGCCACTGAAGGAGATTTTGCTAATACTACTGTTAGAATTGGTCAAACTAGTTCAGGACTATGTTTTAGTGAAACACCAAATGCAGATGCTAGCGGAACTTTTCCTCTTAAATATCTTAATCTTTTTACGAAGTCGACAAATTTATGTTCCACTGTAGAAATTTATCTGAAGGATACATTACCACTTATATTAGAATATTCTGTAGCAAATCTTGGATCATTAAGATTCATGTTAAGTCCAACAAATGAGGAAGATGATTAATTAATATATAGTAATAATTATATGGAGAATATCATTAATGATTTGGTTAATGATTTAAAGGAAGTATATCCTCATCCAAATATACAAAATATTTCAGAAGTGTTAATTCATGCAATGACTTTAATAGCCATCTATCCCGATTTAACAGGCATTCAGAAAAAACAATTGGTTATTGATGCTCTGAATCGATTAGTTGATGAGACTCATTATAGAGATGAGGTCATGGATCCAATTTTGAAATCTATGATTCCATCACTTATTGATAATTTAATTAATATTAAAACAGGTCAATTCAGACCTGGAAAAAATTGCGTTTGTCTTAAAATTTTTTAAGTTCAAGAAGCTGTAATTTAGCATCTGGTTTAATTTTTTCACACATATTCACTATGTCTTGCATTTTTAGTAAAGTACTATGTGCAAGATATATTGGAGTTCTATCCTTGAGAGCATTTTTAAGATTTGATATTTCTATTTCTGCTTGATAAGTTTTTTTAGTAATTTCATTGTTGGTTTCTTCAACTACAGTCATATCAAATTGATGTGCTTTATGATAAAAACTACTTCTAATTTTATGTATTGACTTAAACTCCGTGAAATTTTTGGGTATTTCTCTTGGGCATTCTTTTGAAATGCTTATTCTAATATCAAAAGGTGTAGTGTCAAATGTCATATCTATAGATGCTATACGAATTTTTTTAATACATTGTCTAGATCCATCATCTGATATTCTTAGCCTTAATCCATTTGAATGATAATCATTATAAGAGAGAAATTCTTTTTTGTTCCAATTGATATTCGTCTCTAATGTGTCTATAATTTTTTTAAAAAAGTCATCATGAATGTTTGTATCAAAATTATCATCATCGAAAAATCCTAATCTTACTTCAATTTCAATATTTGTAGTATCTGGCAATTCCTCTATTATAGAACTAAGCTGTTCAACACCTTCTTTTAAAGAATCCTCTATTTCATTCATTAATTAATTTAATTCCTTTTTTCTTTATGTAAGTGAATATGTTTCTATAACTCCATGATTATTTATGATAGTTAATTCATTTTCAGATTTCGCCCACTTGGTATCCCAAAGCATTTTTTTCCATTCGGATCTTTTTCCATGAAAATTTCTCTGAGATCCTTCGTACATTTGAATATTTTCTAAAACAGATTCGTTTTCTATATCAGCTACAATAATTTTTTCAACTAACTTTATATTTCCAACTATAGGAGGCCAATAGATA